GTTTAGGGCTTTGGTTCTTGATAGGAACAATATGCCGTTGCGGTCGGTCTGTACGCTGTATTCGTAAGCACCATTTCAGAATGGGATTGTTGTTGTAGTTGACTTGTGCGCTGCAAATCTGCCCCTAACATCTGCATAGGCAGGGATAGGGTTTTTGCGCCCTGAATGCAGCGCACCATGTTGAATCCCTGCATTTGCATTTCTTCCACGAAATAGCGGGCGCTGTAGCTGTCATAATAGACCCATGCCGGGAACAGGTCGTATTTCTGCACCGTTTCCACAAACCACGCTGTTACATCGCCTGTAGTCAATGGAATTGCCGCTACACAGGCGCAAAAGCCCACGCGCCGCCCATTTGTCATAGGGGATTTTGTCCTGCTGCACACGCTCCTGCAAGCGGTCAGCAGGCAACCAGTACATTTGCGTAATATACTTTTTATCACTGCCCCGCTTCATAAACAGCAGGCTTGCACAGGTCAGGTCAGTGGTGATAGACAGATCAACCCCGCCGATACAGTAAGCACCCCGGAATTCTTCAAGGTCGAATGTTTCCGTGCTGTTGATGGCTTCAAAGGACAACCACGCAGAATTGAGCGTTTCCCGGATATTGAAATCTTTGCAGAGTACCCCGGCAAGGTCGTTGGGGCTTTGCTTTGCACGGTCAACCTTTGCTTGCAGATCGTCTATTTTCTTGATTGCTCCTAACGCCGGATTTGCTTTTATCCATGCCGCCGGGTCGCTCCATTCGCTGCGGTCGTCCAGTTCGTACAGGACAGGCAGGAAATGCGGGTCATACAGTGTCCCGTCCGCCACATTTGCAGCATAATTGTACATATCATCAAAAATACATTCCCGGACGGTTCCGGCAGTTGTTATCATAATAAGCATAGCTTGACGGCGCGCCGACATACTCTGCCGCATAACTTCATATAGGTTTCTGTCCTTAACCCCGTGCAATTCGTCCATAATTACAAAACTTGCATTCAATCCGTCCAGTGTATCGGAATTTCTAGCAAGGGGCTGAAACTTAGCCATTGCAGGCTCATAATACAGGTCGTTTTTACGCTTTCTGAAATGCTTTGACAGTGCCGGACTTTGCTTTATCATGTTGTGTGCTTCATCAAACAGCAACCGTGCCTGCGCGTATTTGGTAGCGGTACTGTAAACCTCTGCACCGCCCTCGTTATCACTTGTCAGCATATACAGGGCAAGCCCTGCAAGCATGGTTGTTTTGCCGTTCTTTCGTCCTACAAGAAAGAAACTTTCCCGGTACTGCCTGCATCCTGTATCACGGTCAATAAAGCCGTACAGGGCTTGAATATAGGCTTTCTGAAACAGTTCAAGACAAATACCTTGCCCCGCCCATTCGCCTTTAGACTGCTTGCAGAAACGTTCTATAAAGGCAATCGGACGATTTGCGCGGCTTTCGTCAAAGATATATTGCCCGTTCGTTTCCATGCACGCCGCTGCAAGACGGGCATATACTGCCTTTACCCGCCTTGAAGTGACGATTTCCCCGGACTGTATTTTATTGTTGTATTCTATGATATAGTTCATTAGGCGTTAAATTCCATTAACGGGTCAGCGCTATTTTCTGCCTGTTCCCGCTTTTCCTGTTCCGCGCATAACTTCAAATACTGTTTCTGTACAGGCAAACAGATTCGCATTAAACGGGCTGTATTCGTCTGTATCGTTTGCCTGTCTTGCAAATTCAAGTTCTTTCTGTATGAATGCTAATTCAGAAAACAGAAAGTTGATTTCCTGTTGTAATTCTTCATTGTAAGTTTCATTCATGGTTCATACCTCTTTTCTGTGATCGAAATAACATTGCCGTTTTCATCAAAGGCAATTCCCGCTGCCGTTGCGCCACCTGTGCCGAAATGTTCGGTATTATGGCAATTCTTGCAAAGGGCTTCAAGGTTCGCCGGGTTTAGGGCAATGTCCGGGTTATTTACGTTTCTTGCTGTGATATATCGTTTATGATGGGCGATTTCGGCAGGCTGTCCGCAACGTTCGCAAATGTAATATTTCGACATTAGAAACGCCCTTGACAGCTGCCGCCACGCTTTGGAATGGTAGAATTCCGTTTTATTCATGCTTTGCCCGTTCTGCGGATAATGCCTTTAGCAAGCTGTCAATCACCCTTTGCAGCTTGTCTGTATCGGCATTTTCCCCGTAATACCATAATTGAAGCAGGAAACGCCCTGCAGCTTTGGCAATGGGGGAAAATCCCCCGGTTGCCGTGTAGCCTGTTGTTGCTTCAAGATAGGGCGGAATGGCAAGCAGCAAGGCAATAATCATTTCGTCATTGTCGCTGCCGTCTATTCTCAAAATGTCGCGGGCTTCTTCGATTTCAAAAATCATATTGCCTTACCTCGCTTTCTTAGGCTGCTTTGACTTCTACCTTGACGAATGCACCGGGAACAATCGGTTTTCCGTCTGCAATACATAATGCACGGTAGTCAATCAAGCCACTTGTAAAGCCGCTTTCCCTCGATACCTCGATAGCCACGCCCTGCGGAATATTCACGCCATAATAACGGAAATTTCCGAACAGGATTGTTCCGGCAGGAATATTGTCATCAAGGACGATTTCAAAACCGAACAGGCGGCGCACACCGCCGTTTTCCGGGTCGGTGAAAATATAGCGTCCGTCATTATCCTTTAACGGGTACACGCTGCCGAACAGGGTTGCCGTGCTCATAGCAAACTTTGCGCCCCCTGCATAGCCTGCGGGCAGCATGGCAACAGCGGCAAGCAGATTATCTGCTTTCAGTTCGGTTGTAGAAACCGTGTTGTTTTTGTTCCATGTGATACCCGGCAGAATACCTGTAGGCTGTCCGTTGCCTGTTCCTGCTACGATAGCAGCACCGATTGCGTCTGCAATACAGTTTTTCAGTTCGTCTGTCAGATAGCGTTCAAAGGCTGAAATTTCCATACGCTTAACCGCTGCGGACATAGACAGCACTTTGATAAGTTCGCGCCCTGTGAAAGATACTGCGATGCTTGCAATCTGCTTTCTTTCTACAGGTTCGCCCTCGGTATGCCATGCCGCCGGGTCGGTCGGTGTTCCTACAGGAACAGAAAGATTGTTCGGTACAGAGAACAGGCGGATTTCGTTATAAAGTCCGTTTGTGTGGCGTGCCTGCTTTACAACTTCATTCAATGTGGTTGTAGGAATAACGGCAGCGGAACTTGAAAGCGTATTGAATGCGTCAGCACGCTTTTCCGCCTGTGCTGCGGCAAGGGCGCGGCTTTCATTGTCGGTCAGTTCCTTGCCTAACAGGGTCTTATAGAATGCGCTTCTATATTCCGGGGTGTTGTGGGTATCGGTTGCCTGTGCGTTCTTTTCAAGGCTTGCAGTGATAGGGTTAAAATTATTCATGGTCTGTTCCTTTCCGGCATTTCTTGCCTGTACATTGGTTTGTTTGTATGCTGCATAATTTACGATACTGATTTCATAAATTTTGCTGATTTGGGTAATTGTGCGGGTCTGCGTCTGTTCATCAAATGTGTAATTGCCAATATCAAAGGCAAAGGACATCTGCGACAGGTCGCCACGCTTCACGGCTTCATAGACTGCCCGTGCCTGTTCTGTGTCCGGCAGCTGCGCTGTCATTTCAAGCCCCTGTTCTGTGATCGACAGTTCAAGGGTTTTCGGGCTTCTTGCAAGTGGTATCTGTCCGCCGTCATGGTTCGTAATCAGCACAATGTCGTTCAGATCAACACCGCGTAATGCGTCCGGGGCAATGATTTCTTTCATGCTGCCGATTTCGGCGGGCTGATTGAATACCACGGCTGCTCCTGTCAAGGTCAGCGGCTTTTCTGCTGCCCGAACTTCATAACTTTGTCTGTCATTCTTCATTTTGTTTTACCTCGCTTTCTTCTAATTGGTAGGCATCCGCTTTTTCAGCAGAAACATAATTTAAGGATTGCAAACGCCTGTCACCGTCGGAAACGGGCGGTAATGCTAACAGTTTGCGGGCTTCATTGATCGTAATTAGCCCTAACGGGGCGGCTTCATGCAGCAGCTTTATTTTTGTATCAGCACTTGAAAATTCCATGCGTTCGGCAGAAAATACCACGTCAGCATCTGTTTTCAGCTTGAATTCCTGCGACAGCTGCAAGGCGAACGGCTCGACAACACTTTCATAAAATGCGCTGAATTCGTTTTCTGTATAATTCCCGGAAACAATGCGTTCGTTTATGCCTAAATAGTCATAGATTTGTTTGTTTACGGTTTCTATTTGCTCCTGTGGGATTGTGTAGGGCGTTGTATTGGTCGGTACAAATTCAAAACGTTGGTCTGTAGCAGCAACGCCGCCGGAATTCGCCGGGTTGAAATAATCTGCAACGAACTGTTCCTTTTCTGCCTTAACCTGTGCCGGATTGACAAGGCTTGTGAAACGCAACACGCCGCGAATGCTTGTGCCGTTCTTTACACTTGCCGCAATCCCTTGATACAGGGTTTCTGCGGTATCAAGTACCGGGAACAATGGGGCGTTTCCGTCACCTAACAGATCATTTGTCAGAAAGTGGCGGCGGATATGCACAACGTCCATATAATCAAAGGTTGTTTTCCTGCCGTCTGAAAACGTGCATTCAAGATAGATTGCACCGCCTGTGCCTGCTACGAATTCCACGCTTTGCGGTGTGATTGGATAAAGGGCAGCTATGCGCCCGTTGTCGTTACGGTCAAGCAGGATAAAGGCGTTGTTATGGGTGAAATATGCCGCTGCCGTCTTATATAACAGGTCATAGCCGGACATATAGCCATTTGGGGCGGTATTCATAAGGGTTTCAAGGGCGCTATCCTTGCAATGTGCTTGCAGTTTTGCCGTATGCCTTGCGATTGCGTCCACGGCTGCCCGGAATGCTGCGCTATTGTAGGCAGTGCCGCCAAAACCTGAAAATGTGTTATTGATTTCTATAACTGCCTGTTCCTGTTTCTTTGGTTTGAACAGATTTGAAAGAATTCCCATTTGTCAAAACTCCTTTCCAAAAAAATTTTTTCTATGCGGGGGAAAAGTAAGGGTCAGCACCGGTGTTCTGTGGCTTGCCCTGCCTATGCTGCCGGGGGGTGGTGAAAGAATTGAAAGTTTTCAGCAACTCTATAAATATTTCTCTTTTTTATCCCTATTTCCCTTACTTTTTCTATTTCTCCCTAAATAGGTATAAAATCTTTCAAAAGTTTCACCGACAGCAGCGGGCAAGGGATAACATGAAATATCTTTTAGTGTCGTGTGGTCGGTTGCTGTTTCTTCTATATCACTGGTGAAAGAATGACTGCCCGAAACTTTCACCGAATGAAAGAATTCTTTCACCGGGCTTTGCTTGTCATGTGCTGCAAGGGC